TTGCCACTGCGAACACAAAAGGTAAAGGTTCAGAAGATGGTCGTTACATGTTCACCAATGTTCTGAACGAAGCATTTCTTGAGCGTTTTCTCAATACTTACGAACAAGAATGGCCTTCTAACAAAACCGAACAAAAGATTCTTAAGAAAGAACTTGAATCTCTTGGTCGTGCTGATGATGAATTTGCTCAGAAACTTGTTACTTGGGCAGAAGTCATTCGCAAAACCTTTGTTGAAGGCGGTGTTGACGAAGTGATTTCCACTCGCCGTCTTGTGCATATTGCCAAGACCTACTCTGTGTTCGGAGATCGCATTAAGGCAATTACGCTTTGTTTGAATCGTTTCGATGATGATACAAAGATTTCTTTCCTTGATCTCTACACTAAAGTAGATGCTGGTGCCAACACCGAAACTCTGATGACACAAACACAACCTGTGCCTGAAGAGATTGGCAAAGACGATATTCCTTTCTAATTTGCCTTAAAAAGTATTGACAAATGTATGACCTTGTAGTATGATGTACACATGTCTGAGAGAACAGTCGCCTTTCAGACATGTTTCTAACCTGCGACTATTTTACTTTATGGAGTTTTTTGAATGTCTGTTAAATCTAAAGTTCTCAACTATCTGTCCAAGTCCACTGGTTACAACACTCTGACCGCTGCAAAGATGCAGAGCCTGTTCGGTGTTGCAAATCCCTCCGCAACCATTAATGATCTTCGCAATGAAGGTCATGCAATCTACCTGAACAGCCGCATTGTGAACGGTGAGAAAGTTTCTTTCTATCGTTTGGGTACACCAACTAAGCGCATGATTGCAGCTGGTATTTCTGCTCTGCGTTCGGCAGGAGTTCGCACTTTTGCTTAAGAAGTACTAAAAAACCAAAGAGGAAGCATATATATTTGTGTATGCTTCCTCTTTTTTCGTTTATGGGTGATCTATGGAAATTCAAATTAAAGTCGATGAACTAAGAAAAAATAAATTGTTTATCGCAACTCCTATGTATGGTGGCATGTCACATGGGTTATATGTTAAATCATGTCTTGATCTACAGAACATCATGAACAGATATGGAATTGAAACCAAGTTCTCATTTCTGTTTAATGAATCTCTCATCACTCGAGCTCGTAACTATCTCGTAGATGAATTTCTCCGCACAGATTACACACACATGTTGTTTATTGATTCTGACATTCATTTCAATGCTCAGGATGTTGTTGCACTATTGGCTTTGGATAAAGATTTAATTGGTGGTCCTTATCCTAAAAAATCTATCAACTGGAAAAATGTTATTGATGCTGCACGAAAACATCCAGACTTAGCACCAAGTGAATTAGAAAAACTTGTTGGTGATTATGTTTTCAATGTGGTCAAAGGCACAAGTCAATTTTCTGTAACAGAACCTCTTGAAGTGATGGAAATTGGTACTGGTTATATGATGATTAAACGAGAAGTCTTTGATAAGATGAAAGAAGCTTACCCTCAGATTCATTACAAACCAGATCATGTTGGACAGAAAAACTTTGACGGTTCAAGGTATATTCATGCATATTTTGATACTGTAATTGATACAAAAGAATCTATCACTGGTGGTGGTTCAGATCGTTATCTAAGTGAAGATTATATGTTTTGCCAAATGTGGCGTAAAATTGGTGGACAAATTTTCTTATGTCCTTGGATGAAAACACAACACGTTGGTACATATGCCTTTACTGGTGATATGCCTGCTGTTGCGAATTATACAGGTAGACTATGATCAACTACAAATATGATGAAGACCGGCTTCTGAAAGAATTCAAAGAGTATATTGACAGTACATATAATGAACACTACTCTTTGAATAAATTTCAGGCAACAGAATTTATTCTTGATGCCGGTCATGGTGATGGTTTTTGTTTGGGTAATGTGATGAAATATGCACAGAGGTATGGCAAAAAAGCAGGTTATAATCGAAAAGATTTAATGAAGATATTGCATTATGCTCTGATTGCATTGTATAATCACGATTTACAGAAAAGGAATTGATTATGAAATTATCAAGTGAAACACTCAATGTACTGAAAAACTTCAGTAACATTAACAAAGGTATTCTTTTTAAACAAGGTCAAGTTCTCAAGACTGTTTCCTCTTTGCGTAATATTCTGGCAGAAGTTACGATCAAAGAAAACATTCCTGCTGAATTTGGCGTACATGATCTCAACAATTTTCTTTCGGTGGTTTCTCTACACAAAGATGACCCATCGTTTGAATTTGATGACAAACATGTAGTTATTGTTGGTAACAAAGGTCGTAGTAAGATCAAGTATCGTTTTTGTGAACCAAAGATGATTACTACACCGCCAGACAAAGCAATTGCAATGCCATCTCCTGAAATCGCATTTAATGTTTCAGCAGAAGACTTTGATTGGATTTTGAAGGCATCATCTGTTCTTGGTTCACCACACATTGCAATTGAATCTGATGGTAGTAAGATCAACATTCTGACACTTGATCTTGCTGATGACTCTGCACACACAGATGCATTAGAAATTGGCCAAGGAAATGGTGATAGTTATCGTATGATTTTCAAAACTGAAAACTTCAGTAAGATTCTTCCTGGTTCTTATGATGTAGAAATTTCTTCAAAAGGTATTTCTAAATTTACCAATAAGAATTTTGATCTCAAGTATTGGGTTTCAACAGAAGCTGGTTCGAAGTTTACAAAAGGATAAAATCATGTTTATCTTTGTAAAAGAAAAGGACATTGGTCAATCTCTTGCGATAAACAAAAATAAAGTTTTGTATGTCAGAGATTTTCCAATGGGACCTAAAATTGTTTTTGAAGATGGTACATATATTATTGTAGACGAAAATTATTTAAGTTTAGTTGCTCGTTTCAATAGTAATTAATTATGATTTATAATGTGAAGGATTTATATTATGGAACAACTGCTTTGGACAGAGAAGTATCGTCCTCAAACCGTAAACGATTGTATTCTGCCAGAACGGTTAAAGAAACCATTTCAAGAGTATGTCAATCAGAAGAACATACCAAACCTTCTTCTGACTGGCGGAGCTGGTGTCGGCAAGACAACAGTAGCCAAAGCAATGTGCAAGGAAATCGGTTGCGACTATCTAGTAATCAATGGTTCTGATGAAAGTGGTATTGATACATTTAGAACAAAGATTAAAAATTATGCATCGTCAATGAGTCTTGCTGGTGGCCGTAAGGTCATCATCATTGATGAGGCAGATTATCTTAATCCTAATTCAACACAACCAGCATTGCGTAATGCTATCGAAGAGTTCTCTGAGAACTGTTCTTTCATTTTCACATGTAATTACAAAAATCGTATCATAGAACCGCTTCATAGTCGTTGTGCAGTTATTGAGTTTTCTCTCCGTAATGGTGAGAAAGCCAAGATGGCCTCTGCGTTCTTCAAGCGTATTCAGACAGTTTTGCAAAGTGAATCGGTTGACTTTGATGATGCGGTAATTGCAGAACTTATCAAGAAACACTTTCCAGATTTTCGTCGTGTCATTAATGAACTACAACGATATGCTCAGTTTGGAAAGATTGATGTTGGTATTCTTGCACAAATTGGTGATGTATCAATCAATGAGATTGTGAAGTATATTTCATCTAAAGACTTTGGTGCTATTCGTAAATGGGTTGCATCAAATGAAATAGATTCAAATACTTTGTTTCGTAAATTGTATGACAATCTTTATGAGACATTGAAACCTCAATCTATTCCTCAAGCAGTTTTGATTCTTGCTGACTATCAATACAAGGCTGCTTTTGTCGCTGACCAAGAAATTAATACTGTTGCTTGTTTGACAGAACTCATGGTGAATTGTGAGTTTGTATGAATCCGTTTGATTATGTAAATTCTATTCTGCAAAACAAACAGCAGTTGATCACAGACGAAAGTACAGAGAAGTCGTATTCGCCTTTTCTGTCAAACCGTTCTTTAAGTTATCATAAAGATTGCATTATGTACGCTAATGAGATGAATATGCGCCATAATCTAGATAACAAGTTACAGTTTGATTTTTTACTAAATACAATCAGGTCTAAAAAAAGGCCTTTTGCGAAGTGGGTAAAATCTGAAAAAGGTGACGATTTGGAATGTATTAAACTTGTCTATGGTGTGTCTAGTTCAAAAGCAAAAGAAATTGCCCGCTTGCTCAATCAAGAACAAATCCAAGAAATAAAAAAACAAACCGATATTGGTGGATTAAGGAAATGATATGCAAGATATTTTTAGAGGCATAGGCGTAGAGATCACGCTTGAAGATGAAGATGCTTTTTTAAAAGTAAGAGAAACACTCACACGAATTGGTGTCTCATCTAGAAAA